CTACGAAGAATTTTTGGATATGAATTTCCTAGTAGTGCTGCAGCTGAAAGAGGTAGTTCTGTTGAATCTGGCTTAAATATGATTCTTAACGGAATGACTGTTATTGAAGCTACTGAAAAAGCAATATCTGAATATGATGCTAATTGTTCTAGAATTACTGACCCTAAAGTTGATGATGAAAGAACTAATTTAGCACCATTGATAGAACTAGGAGCACAAAAATTTCAAGAACATGCTTTTCAATGGGATTTAATTGATTATCAAAAACAAGTTGAAGTATTTATAAAAGGCATACCTTTCAAAGGTTTTACTGACTTTCATTTTGAAGATAAGAATACAAAAGAAGATTTTTATATAGATTTGAAAACATCTAAAACTATGCCTAGTCAAATCTCAATGAGTCACGCAATGCAACAATCTATCTATCAAAGAGCGACAAATGCAAGGCAAATGTTATGGTATCTTAAAAATCCTACAAAAACTAAAAGTGCTGAATTTTTTAGTCTTGAATTAGATGATTATCATAAGCCAATGAAAGTATGCGAGCATATAGTTTTAGTTATGGGTAAATATTTAGAAAATGTTAATTCTGCTGATGATGTCAAAAATTCTTTGATTCCTAATCCTGATAACTGGATTTGGAAAGAAGAAACTGTACTTAAAGCTAGAAAAGAGATATGGGGTTACTAATCAACTTCCTTAATCGGTAAGTAGTAATATCGTTAGATTAGATGATATATAGACCTGTTGATTAGTTTTCTCATAAATTGGTCTAAATTTAATCATTTACTGCATAGATGTGCAAATAAGAGATTTGGGGTGCTTAGGTACCCCTAACTCTTAAAAGCTTCTGTACGGCTCTTAAATTGCGATTTTGAGGTGCTTTTAATGATCTTCTATCTCGTTTTTTTCTTTTTATTGGTCTTTTACCTATTAGCTCAGTAATAAGTGTTGATGTTGTTATTCCAGTCATTTTCCGACTGATCTCATGGCACGAGCATGTGATTGAGCGAAAGTAGCTCCATTTTTTAAAGATCTAGCCATACTACGCATATGCTTAAGAGTATGATGTCGCGCATGACGGCTCATAGTTCTTTTTTGTCTTGGACTTAAATCTTTAATAATATTTTTAATAGAAGCTACTTTGACCATTATTTCTTTTTCTTCTTTTTCTTTTTTGGTTTTTTAGGTTTCATTGGTTTTGATCTCATAGAGCTCATTCTACCCGAACCGTATCCTACTCCTCTAGGCATATTACTTCCCCTTTTTTTGTTTCTTTAAAATTGCCATTTGTAATGCTTTCGGCAATTTCTTTTGTTTATTAGTTAGACCAACTGCTTTCTTTTTCTTTTTAGCCATAGTCTAATGCAACACATAATTATGAACAATTACAACTAATGCAACTGCTATTACAATCTGCACCCATGATTTTAATTCAGTAAATGCGTGCCACCACTTTGTTACTTTCTGTTCTATTTTTTTAATAGCCATACAGTACTCCTTTCAATTACTTAGAAATCCCACGAGTTTTTTCGAAGGTACGGAGCGCCCCCATTCCTAAAAGTGACATGACTAATGGCATGAGAGTTCCCATATCTAATTCTGGTATGTTTACCACTTCATACTGAAACAAACCACAAATAAATAAAATAAATTTACTTAAAACGAATTCCCAAAAAATCGCTAATGCACATGACATTCCAATTAAGGGCCTCCAGGAACGCTGCAACATTCCAGAAATACCACCAGCTGTAGATTTTGCGTCAGCTAAATTTATATCCATTTGTTTTAGTTTAACTTGATTTTCTAATTCAATAAGTTTTGCTTTAGCTTGTTGTTTTTCTTCTTCGCTTACATGAAGATCGTCAACTATTTTTCCAACACTATCAACTAATCCTCCAGATAATAATTTTCCTAATACCATTATTTACCCCCTAATAATATCCATGCTCTTTTGAGGTAGGATAATCTGTTTTTTTCAATTTCTTTTTTTTCTTCCATAGTTGTTATGCGTTTGACTTTGCGCTTTTTTGCATTTTTTCTATTATGCGATTTGCCCTGTTTGTTGTTTGATTGTACCATAAACTATCCCTCATTTCTTCGATTGCACCTTCAATATTATTTTCAGATAAACATTTTTTAAATTTAACAAATTTATTCAATCGTGGCAAACCTAGTTGAAAAACCATATGTAAAACACATTCTTTTGCATTATCATCAATATTCATGCCCTCTGTAAAAGTTTCCATATCTTTTTGTGAAACATTAAAATCTTTTAGAAATAATTCTAATCCTCTTTGATATGTTATTGGTTGCATAAGTTCTTGTTTTTCATTGTCCCTAATCAAATGACCTGCACCAATAGTCCAATATCCTAAATGATCTTGATAAGGTTTTAAAATGATTCCGCCTTCTTCTTGGATAATTTCTTGTTGTAATGTATGTAAATCCATTATCCGACCATTCTCAATATCCAGGATATGAACTGAGTAGCAACCATAAATGCAATAGTCCATAAAACATAATTTAATTTTCTAACTTCTTTTTGTAGATGATGAATATGATTTGTTTCTAACAATTCAATTTTATTATAAATATTGACTATATGTTCTTTTGTAGTTTTTGGAGTGATCTTAGTCATATCTTACAAATACCATATCCTATTTTTATTTCAACTGGCTTAAAGGGTTCTCTAATGCGTTTCTAATCTTCTTTTCTATCTTTTCTTCTAGTTCAGTCATATCGTCTTTTATCTCATTTATTGCTTCTTTTAGATCTTTAGAGTTCTCTCTTGAATCCTCTTTGACTCTAGTTTCCACATCTTCAACTATTGTTTCAATTCTACGAACATCTGCTTTTAGATCGTTTTTAAGTTCTTTAGCAACATCAGCAACTAATGCAACTTCCTCAAGTATTATTGATATTTCAGATTGTAACATATTGAATTCAGTATTTAGAACTTCTAATTTTTTATCAAATCCAGACATATCCGGTGAAACAAAATTATTTATTTTAGCTTCCATATCTAAATATCGTTGATATGCTTCAAATCCTCCCCATAAAACACCCACGAAAGAACTTAATATTGTAATTATGAGAAATAATCTACCTCCCCTAAATTTTACTCCGCCTACATCTATTTCTGTTGCCATTGACTATCTATCATTTCATTCATTAAAAAATCACTTCCACCAAATAGAAGATATCCAGCGATATTATTATCAGAAATAAAACTATCTGGCAAAGTAGTATCTGTAAAAAATCCTAATCTATCGTTCAATTCTTGCTGATCCTCAAAAAATGATTTAGTATTCCCTAATACTTGCATAACTACAAGGGTTTTTAATTGACTAGTAGAATCATATCTTTTTTTATCGTCTATTTTTTTCAATATTTTTTTAGCTGCTTTTTCTTTAGATGACTCTTTTTTATCAACTGTCTTTACTTCTTCGTCCTTTTTTTCTTCTTCTTGGATTTCTTGCTCATTGGTTTCTTCTTTTGACTCTGCTATTTCTGTTTCTTTTTCTGATGATTCCTCTTTTACTTCTTCAACAGATTCTTCGTTGGTTTCTTCAGATTCCGTTTCGTTTGGCGCTTCTGTTGTTGTTTCTGGTTCTTCTTGGACTTCTGGTTGAGCTTCAACAGTATCTTCAACTTCCATTTCTAAATCCATTTCTAATTCCATTTCAGTTTCTACATCAACCATAGATACTTCAACAGTCTCATTTTCTGATAAATCAACATTAACTACTTGTATTTCTTCAATCTCTATTTCTGCAATTTCTATTTCAACGGATTCATAACTAACTTCTTCAATCTCTATTGGTTCAAAGTCTAATCCTACATCTGTTTCAACAGGAATATTAGAATCAAAAATATCTTCAACTATATCTATGACTTCTTCCGGTGCTTCAATATTGTAAGCTACAAACATTTCAACACTCGTTATCGTTTGTTCAACAATGGTATTGATAACATTATACAAAACATTGATGGTGACATCATCAAACATGGGGCCTATGGCAAGATTTATATCTCTACCTCCCACTTCAATTATGACTGTTGTTATTGATCCAGAAAAATCAAATCCACCTTCATAAGATTGAAAACCACTATTAGTTCCGCTAGCAGATAAAATATCAGTCCCAGAAAAAACATCAGTCGCTCCATTTTTCCCTGTGATGTGCATATAGATTGAATCCTGGGCATCTTGCTTTTCTACTTTGATAGTATAATTTGTTCGTCCACCTTTAGAAATATTTAGATCAGATATATTGACAGTTTGAATAAATGTGGTTCCCATATTTTCGACACCCATTGTTGAAGTTGAACTACCTCCGCCTGTTATCATAGCGCACTTATCAGTCCCTAATTGACCACAGGAGTTTCCGCTAGGCATGGACGCAGGACCTTGGCCCCCCCAGTCAAAAAACATTGAACCGTCTTTAGAATTATTTACATAACCATTATCGCTGTCTAATAAATCGCCAGAATCTTGATTTGAAACAGTTGTTGTAGTTGTAGTTGTAGTAGTTTCAGTAGTCGTAAGTATTCCGTCAGCCTGGAATTCTATTGTTTCTATGGCAGTTTCTTCAATGATTTGTTCAATCGTAGGAGTACATAATCCTACTGTATCTACTGTGCAATCTACAGCTCTACTAGAAAAGGATAGGCACACCAATATACATAGCCATGCCGACAATAACAAATTTTTCAAAATCATTTAAATCTCTTACAGTATGTTCTTTAACTTCAATTCTTGCTTCTGTAATATTTTGAAATATTACGCTACCTTCTGGAATATCTTCTAAATTTTCTTCCCAACCTTTTCTAGCTTCTTCCCCAATACTTGCATTATATGGACAATAAGTTCCTGCGTTCCACATCGCGTCAAATACTCTACTATCAGCACATAAAGTTGATATAGCTGCTACTTTCATTCCCATAGCATACAAAGACCTGGATAATTTTAATCGTTCACAATTTTCATCTCGAACTGTCATGCCAGAACTAATACCAAGTATTTGGGTCTGTACTGCACCGGCAACGGCCGTTTTACAAACATCTGAATTATTTACCACGACGCTTGGACTATTTGCAGTTGGTGGGGTAGAGTTTGTGACGACAGTTGATGATACTGTATTTGTCTCAGCTAGTGCTGAGTTCATCATACTATTAAGAAAAAAAATAATTATGGCTGCTAATACTATTCCTATAATAAAAGGATTTCTCATACAACATTACTATAATGCATCTATTTCGGATTGAGTTGGTGCATCTAATCCATCAACATTCCAACTAACTAAATAATCATTATTAATTTTAACTTTTCCTGTTGGTGGTGTTTTTAAATCATTTTGTAATTGATAATTAAATTTTTCATTTTCATAGTTTTTTGAATTGTTTTCAAGATATATTTTTATTTTAGAATTTAAGGTACTCATGCTATTAAATATCCTCCAAAAAATGTTCTTCTAGAACTATCTGAATAAATATTTGTAACTGAATGACCAGAGCCTGTTGAATTGATTTGAGCATAAATTTGAAAATAATCATTAGCTGAACAATCAACAGTTATGTCTAAAGTTGTCTGTGCTGTATCTGGTGCGTGTGAATTTTGATGTGTAGGCGAACTGTTAAAACAAATATCAGTTGAGCCATTTTTTAATAATCTAGCAAAAGTATTGTTTACTGCATAGCTACCATCAGTAGCACCAGAAACTTGAGCATAAAATCTATACTTACCAGCAGATGGGCAAGTATATTTATAATTACTAGAAGTATTTGTGTAATTACTTCCAACATCATAGCTTTCAGTATTAAATGCAACTAAAGTTGAAGTATTATCTGAAACACTTTGATTGCTTGATAAAATTGCTAAAAAAGCCTCAGTTCCAGCATTACCACCAGCACCAGAAACTGTGCCTGTGAAAGCAAAGTTATCTGCTAAATTGATTCCTCTTGATCTTGCTTTAATTAATGCCATTATTCACTCCAAACACTATGTGTTAAATTACCTTCTGAATCTCTAGCTAATATTTCATCTAATTCACTTTCAGTCGTATATGTGCTAGGAATGTCACGCAATCCTTGTCTCCAATTTTTAAATGATGTTGAAAGATTTGTGCCTTGTTCTTTAGCCATAGTGACTTTCCAATCAGAATTATCTAACAATACTTTTCTCATTTCTCTTATATCATCAAGTTTATTAGCTATTCTTTTTTCCTCTGTGTTTTTTGCAACGATTTCAGCTTCTTCTTCTGCTGTTAAAGGTGTTTCTATTCCATTTACTAATTTAATACCCATTATTTAACTCCATATAATTTGAAAGTTCCTGTATCAAATCCACTTCCTGCATTGGGTGTAAATCTAACTGATGTAATAGGTGTTGAAGCACTAATATTTCCACATTGACCAGCACCATCAAAATGTGTGACAGCAGGATTTGTATCTTTTTCTCCACCAGAAAAGTGAACTATTAATTGTCTGTTTGTATTTTGTGGCTCTGGAAAATACATAATAAAACTTGCATCTCCAGTATCATATTTGATAGTATTAGGTGTAACTAAAACTCCTGTATCTGATGTGCTGTGTTTAATAGAGTCACTTCCATTATCACTTATATATGAAACGACTCTTTTGTAATTAGCTGAAGAGTCAAAAGTTGGTGTTGAGCCTGTTCCAAATCTACATACAATTTTGCTATTTGCGTCACCTCTAATTTGACTACCGATCACAACATAATTTTTATATGTGCTATCAAACACATTATTAAAATCTACATTTCCTGTTGTTGACGAAAGAGTTGTTGTTTGTAATAAAACCCAAGTGCCACTAGCATCAGCAAAAGATAAATTACCTGAGCCATCAGTTTTTAAAAATTTATCTGCACTTGGATCAGTTCCGGGAAAAGTAAGTGTATAACTACTTGATGTGCTATGCGCAGGACTTCTTAATTTTATACCATGTGAATTTTGTTCGCAGTTTAATTGTAGAGTACCAGCAGTAGTATTATCTCCTTTAATTTGTAAACCAGCCGCACTTGATGTTGATACAAAATTAGTTTTTGCGTTAGTGACAGTGGCATCGCTTGGAGTACCAATATCTAAAACATTACCTAATGCTAAAACAAAATCTATTGAATCTGATGACGCAAGACTTGATGAAAACGTAAGAGTAGAACCCGAAACGGTATATGAACTACCAGCTTTTTGGATAACACCATTTAGTGATACCAAAAGATGATTTGCACTTTCTGGCACAAAAGCTGTTGAATCTAATGTTAAACTATAACTTGCTGTCGCTGATGCTGTAAGTGCATCGAGCATATTATAAGCACCAGTCTGGGGTTCCTTACCAATATAACTCATTTAGGGTATTTATCCTTTACTGCTTTTATTGTTGTTTTCCAACCATCAATACCATTGTGATATAGGTCATCTAGCTGATCCACTATAGACGGATATTCTGATGCTCTTTTATATTTATATTCGTCTGGGTCAACCCAAGCCTCAACCTCTGTCCAATTAATAGTGACCTCATTTTCTGATTCATCAAATGCTTTTATTTCTTCTTTTGTGTCGCCACTTACACGAACTACATTTGCATTTAATTTTATTATTGCTTTGTGAAAATCTACCATTATCCCTCTATTTCCATTACTGTAATTGATGATGCTGTTCTAAAGTTTTCGATATTGTCTGAGTCGTCACCACTTCTATTTACCCTTGCAGTACCACTACCATTACCTCGTATTCCCATTTGAACATAATAAGTTGTTGCACTCGTTGTATTTGGGCTATCTAAATGTGATAAATGAATCGGTAAAATACTTCCACTACCAATCATATCAGTTAATCTGCCTGTACTTGCACCTACTCTACTCCCTTGATCGTTTGGGCCAATACAAATTTGCGTTGATCCTCTAGCTAATGCTAATATTGGCAATCCGTCACTAGCATTAGAACCACCTACATTCATAAATGCTAAAACTAAAACTTTACTACTCGTAGCAGATGGTGTGATTGCAATTTGGACAGATGTATTAGTAAAAGAATCGCCACTTGCCTTAGAGGTTATACTGTCTGTAGCTTGTGTTGTTAAACTTTGAACTTGTAAAACTTTACCAGCACTAACCCCAGTTAAAGATGCACCACTTATCGCTGGTAAAGAACCAGTAAGGTTTCCAGCAGTCAAAGAGGTTAAATTACTACCATTTAAAGCTGGAAAAGTACCAGATGTGATTTTAGTTGCTGGTAGATCAGGAATATCACTTGCTGTTAATGGTAAAGGGG